CCGCGCCGGTTTCGAGCCCGCGCGCACGGTCCGGCCCGGCACGCTGAAGATCGAGATCGTCCCGCAGGGGGGCGATCAATGAGCCTGCGCATCATCTCCGCCGACGACCGGCTGCGCGAGGCGCAGGGCAAGACCACTATGGCGCTGTTTGGGCCGAGTGGCGCGGGCAAGACCACGCTGCTGAAGACCCTGCCGCCCGCCGAGACGCTCTGCATCGATCTGGAGGCGGGCCTCAAGTCCGTCCAGGACTGGCCGGGCGACAGCATCCCGATCCGCCGCTTCTCCGATGCGGTGGACATCGCCTGCCTGATCGGCGGCGCGAACCCTGCCACCCAGCCCGAGGAGCATTTCTCGGAGGCGCACCACGCGCATCTCCGGGCGCAGCATCCCGAGCTGGCCGAGAAGATCGACACCAAGCGCATCATCTTCGTCGACAGCATCACGGATCTAACGCGTCAGGCCATGGCATGGGCCAAGACCCGGCCCGAGGCTCTGTCGGAACGCACCGGCAAACCGGACACGCGCGGCGCCTACGGGCTTCTGGCGCGCGAGGTTATCGGGCTCCTGAAGCACCTTCAGCATGCACCCGGCCGCACCGTCATCTTCGTCGGCATTCTCGAGAAGGTCGTCGACGACATGAACCGGGTGACCTGGCAGCCGCAGATGGACGGCGGAAAGGTCGCCCGCGAGTTGCCCGGCATCGTCGACCAGGTGCTGACGATGAGCCTGTTCACGCAGGATCCCGGTGCGGGCCCCGATGCGCCCCCGACCTGGCGGCACGATCCCGACAAGGGCAATGCGCGCCGCCTCGTCTGCCAGTCCGGCAATCCGTTCGGCCTGCCGGCCAAGGACCGCAGCGGCAGGCTCGACATGACCGAGCCGCCCGATCTCGGCGCGCTGCTCACCAAGATCAACCAACCCCGGAAAGGATGACGACATGACCTTCGACATGAACGACGTGGAGCCGCAACAGTCCGGCGACCTGCTCCCCGACGGCACCTTCGCCAAGCTGGTGATGACTCTGCGCAAGGGCGGCACCGACGGGACGGGCGACGCGGATCGCGGGCTGCTCAAGGCCTCGAACCAGCCCGGCAGCGACGTGCTGATGCTCGATGCCGAGTTCACCGTCGCCGAGGGCCCGCATGCCCGGCGCAAGTTCTGGCAGAACTTCACCGTGCAGGGCGGCAAGCTCGACGAGCAGGGCCAGTCGATCGGCTGGAAGATCTCGAAATCGACCTTCCGCGCGATGATCGACAGCGCGCTGGGGCTGAACCCCGAGGACATGAGCGAGGCGGCGAAGGCCAAGCGTGTGCTGCGCGGGCTCGCCGATCTCGACGGGATCAGCTTCGTGGCCAAGATCCAGATCGAGCCGAGCCGCAACCCCGCCTACAAGGACGCCAACAAGCTCGACCATGTCGTGCTGCCCACGGCGCCCGAGTGGCAGAAGGTGATGGCGGGCGAGCCCGTGCCCGCACAGCCGTCGAACAAGCCCCGGCCAGCCGCCGCGCCCGCGCAGCCCGCGACCCCGGCCTGGGGTCAGCCGCAGGCGGCCACCGCGCCCGCGGCACCTGCCTGGGGCGCTCCGTCGGCTCCCGCCCAGCCCGCCACCCAGAGCCAGCCCACTGCCAAACCCGGCAACGGCCCGGCCTGGCTGAACCCGTGAGCCCGGACGAATGGCAGGCGCATGTCACCACGGAGGCGGCACTGGCGATGGGGCGCTGGCTCGAGGCGCGCGGGCGTCTCGACCGTCCCATCGCCAGCCTGACCCGGCGCGATCTGGAATGCATGGCTTCGAACGCCATCAGCCGGTTCATCGTGCTGTCCTCCGAGCGCCGGACCGCCGCGCCGGACAAGGAGGAACGCGACGCGCTGGACCTGCTGCTCATGGGGTGAGCGGCGTCTCGGAAAGGCTCCGTGGGAGCGTTTCAGCCGCGAACGGGCGGAGCCCTCCTTCGCGCGCGGACCTCGCCCGGCGCGTGCCCTGCGCCCAGTGCGGCCGTGAAGCTCGGGGCTTCGGCTACTGCCATGGCCTGCGCTGGGACCGCCATCCTCATTACCGCTTCTGCTCGATGGCTTGCCTGATGGCGGGCTCGGCCAACGCCAAAAGGAACCACGGCATGATCGACAAGACCGACATGGAGACGCGCGCCATCGTGGAGGCCCGCCGGATGCTCGCCGAGGCGCTGACGGAGATGGGCCTGATGGAGCCCTTCTTCGACCGCCCGGCCGCGGACATCGACCGCGTGATCGAGGCCTGCGTGGACGGCTTTCAGGCCTCGATGCAGCGCCAGTCCGACAATGGCGACGTGCCGTTCTGAGGGGGTGCGGATGCTGGTAGATTTCAATCACGGGTCGGGCTTCGTCTACGGTCGCGACGCCTCGGACCCCGAACCCCTCGCGGCGCGGATCAACCGCCACATCGACGCTGCGCTGGTTGCCGAACGCGAGGGGCATCGCCCGCGTGACTATCTTGGCGCCAGCCGCATCGGCGAGCCCTGCGCGCGGCGGCTGGTCTACGAGGTCACCCACACGCCGCCCGATCCCGGCAAAGATTTCGAGGGGCGCGTTCTTCGCATCTTCGCGGCCGGGCATGTCTTCGAGGATCTGGCGATCAGCTGGCTCCGGCAGGCCGGGTTCGATCTGCGCACGCAGACGCAAGCTGGCGGCCAGTTCGGTTTCGAGACGGCGGGCGGGCGCATTCGCGGCCATGTGGACGGCGTGATCGTCGATGGCCCGGAGATCGGCCTCGAATGGCCCGTTCTCTGGGAACACAAGGCGCTGAAAGCGTCCTCCTGGTCGGACACGGCGAAGAAGGGCGTGCAGCTCTCCAAGCCCGTCTATTTCGGCCAGATGCAGATCTACATGGCCTACATGGGCCTCGGGTCCGCGCTCTTCACCGCGCTGAACAAGGACACCTGCGAGCTCTACCACGAGCACGTGCCGTTCGATCCCGCTGCCGCGCAGGCGCTGTCGGACAAGGCGGTCGACGTGCTGCGTGCCGCCGACGCGGGCGATCTGCTGCCCCGCATCGCGACCAGCCCTGACTTCTATCTCTGCCGGTTCTGCCCGTTCGCAACCCGCTGCTGGGAGGACCGCGCATGACCATCACCCTTTCTGATACCCAGGGCCGCGCCATCGCCGCAATCCGCGACTGGTACGAGACGCGGCGGCACGACCAGCAGATCTTCCGACTGTTCGGCTATGCCGGGACCGGCAAGACCACCATCACCGCAATGGCGATCGAGGCGCTGGGGCTGGAGCCCATGACCCCGGGCGGGCTTGGCGGGGTACTCTTCGCGGCCTTCACCGGCAAGGCGGCGCTCGTCATGACGCGCAAGGGCACGCCCGCCCAGACCATTCACAGCCTGATCTACCGGGTCTCCGAGGCGACCCCCGAGGAAATCGCGCGCGCGACCGAGGATCTGGCGGCGCTGCGGCGCGACCTGCCGCGCATGGGTCCGGCCGAGCGCGGCTTCGCGATGACGCGCATCGCCCAGCTCGAGTTGCGGCTCGAGGACATCCACCAGCCGAAGTTCCTGATCAACGAGCAGTCGATCCTGCGCGACGCGGACCTGCTGGTCCTCGACGAGGTTTCGATGGTGGGCGAGGAGATGGCCCGCGATCTCATGGCCTTCGGCAAGCCGATTCTGGTGCTGGGCGATCCGGGCCAGCTGCCGCCCGTGAAGGGCACGGGCTTCTTCACCGAGACCGCACCGGACGTGATGCTGACCGAGGTGCATCGCCAGGCGGGCGACAGCGCCATCCTGCGGCTCGCGACGCTGGCTCGCGAGGGGCTGCCGATCCCTCCCGGCGCGCATGACGACCATGTCTGGAAGATGTCGCGCCACGAGATCGGCCCCGGGCAGATGCTGCAGGGCGGCCAGGTGATCTGCGGCACCAACGCGACGCGGCGCTGGCTGAACACCGCCATAAAGCGCGCGGCCGGGTTCGGCGCCGATTTTCCGACAGGCCACGGCGAGAAGATCATCTGCCTGAAGAACCGCCACGATCTCGGATTGATCAACGGCATGTTCCTGACCCTCACCGAGGTGCGGCAGGATCCGGACGACGCCTTCGCCTTCAGCGCCATGGTCGAGACCGAGGACGGGATCAGCATCGGTGGGCGGCAGAGTTTCTGGCGCGGCGAATACGCCGATCATGTCGCCTTCGATCCCGAGCGCGGGCGGCGGGAATGGCAGATCCGGCGCGGGCTGATCGAGTCCAGCTGGGGCTACGCCATCACCTGCCACAAGTCCCAGGGCTCGCAATGGGAGAACGTCGTCGTCTTCGACGACGGGTTCGGGCGCACCGCCGCCGACCGCAACCGCTGGCTCTACACCGCGATCACGCGGGCCGAGAAAGGTCTGGTGATCCTTGCTTGACCTCAACGACGCCAAACCGCTCGGTGGCGAGCCCCTGCGCTACGATCTCGATCTGGTGGTGGCTCGCCTGCGCGAGACCGCTGAAGTCTGGGTGCCGCGCCTTTTTCCGCGCGGGCGCAAGTCGGGCGAGGAATGGCGGCTCGCCAACATCCGGGGAGATGCGCCGCGCAATACCGGCTCCTGCGTCATCACCCTGCGCGGCGCGCATGCCGGCGACTGGATCGACTTCGACGGCAATCTGGGCGGCGGCCCGATCAGCGCCATCGAGGAGGCGACAGGGCTCGACGGCCGCGCGCTGATCATCGAGGCGGCAGACATGGCGGGTATCGCGCCCGGCGCACCGGAACGCCGTGTACCGCCGACGCCCCCACCAGTGAAGCGTGATCCCACGCTCGAGATTGCGCATATCCTGACGGCAGCAACGTCGATCGAGGGCACCCCGGTCGCGCAGTATCTCACGGGGCGCGGCCTGACCGTGCCTGAGGCAGCCGATCTCCTGTTTCACCCTGACCTGGCCCATTGGGAGCCGAAGACCGGCTATCCGGCCATGCTGGGACAGGTCCGCGATCGCGATGGCGCAGTCATCGGCCTGCATCGCAGCTACCTCGCCATCGATGAGGAGGCGGTCACCAAGGCGCCGCTCGACAAGGCGAAGAAGATGCTGGGCCGGGTAGCGGGCGGCGCAGTGCGTCTGGCCGCGCTCGGCGACGGCGATCGGCTGGCGCTCTCGGAAGGCATCGAGACCGGCCTCGCGGTGATGACCGCATGTCCCGATCTGCCGGTCTGGGCTACATTATCGACGTCGGGCCTTGAACAGGTCGATCTGCCGCCTGGCGTCCGGCGCGTGCTGATCCTGGCCGACAACGACACCTCCGGGGCCGGGCTGCGGGCTGCCGAGGCCGCCGCCCGGCGATTGCGCGCGCAGGGGCGCGACGTGGCCGTCGTCCTGCCGCCCGAGGCGGGCGAGGATTTCAACGACCTCCTGCTGCGCGAAGGGGCTGAGGCCATCGCCGCCCTGATCGCCGACGCGGAGGCCATGACCGAGGCCGAGCCCACGCTGCTGATCGGGCAGCACCGGCCGATCAATTATCAGGGCAGCGGCGAGGCCATTCCCACCTTGCGCGCCGATGAGGGCGATCTGGCCCGCTCCGTCGAGCGGGTCTGGAGCCTGCTCATGGCCTCCAACCGGACGCCGTGGGTGTTCCGTTTCGCCGGGCAGCCGACATGGGTGGTGCCAGACGACGAGGGCCGCCCGGTCGCCACTGCGATCACCGAGGAACGGCTGCGTCACATGCTGGCGCGGCTGGCGCACTGGAAGAAGCTGAACGGCAAGGGCGAGCTGGTCGCGGCCCCGCCACCGATCGCCGTTGTCAAATCCGTGCTGGCCACGCCCGATCCGGCGCTGCCGGTGCTGGTGGGCATCGTCAACACGCCGGTATTCGGTCGCGGCGGCACGCTGCTGACCACGCCGGGCTATCACCCCGACGCGCGGCTCCTCTATGCCCCCACGCCCGGCTTTGTCGTACCCACGATCCCGGCCAAGCCGTCCGTCGCCGAGATCGCGGCCGCGCGCAGCCTTCTGTGCGAGGATCTGCTCGGGGACTTCCCCTTCGTCGGCCCCGCCGAGATGGCCCATGTGATCGCGCTTCTGCTGCTGGGTTTCCTGCGCGGCATGATCGACGGGCCGACGCCGCTGCACCTAATCGAGAAGCCCAGCCCTGGCTCCGGCGCCACGTTGATGGTCGATGCCGTTGCCACCATCCTCACTGGCTCGGGCGCGAGCGTCATGACCGAAGGGCGCGACGACGACGAATGGCGCAAGCGCGTCACCGCCAAGCTGCGCCAGATCCCCGCCATCGTGCTGATCGACAACCTGCGCGCCAAGCTCGACAGCTCCGCCGTCGCGGCCGCCCTGACGGCGCCCTTCTGGGAGGACCGGATCCTTGGCGCTTCCGAGATGGCGCGACTGCCGATCCGCTGCCTCTGGATCGCCACCGGCAACAACCCTGAGTTCTCCAACGAGATGGCGCGCCGCCTCCTGCGCATCCGGCTCGACCCCCACGAGGAGCGCCCCTGGCAGCGCACCGGCTTTCGCCATCCCGATCTGATGACGTGGGTGCGCGCGAACCGCCCCAAGCTGGTCGCCGCCTGCCTCACGCTCTGCCAGGCGTGGATCGCCGCCGGAAAGCCGCGCGGCGCGCGCACCATCGGCTCCTTCGAGAACTGGGCGCATGTCGTCGGCGGCGTGCTCGAGGTCGCGTGCATTCCCGGCTTCCTCGGCAATCTCGACGAGATGATGGAGGCCTCCGACAGCGAGGGCGCGGGCTGGAGCGCCTTCATCGGCGCCTGGTGGGACCGTTTCGGGACCGCCGAGGTGGGCGCGGCCGATCTTTTCGACGTGGCCTTGTTCTGTGATCCGGCGCCGCCCATCACCGGCCACACGGACCGCGCGCAGAAGACCAGCTTCGGGATCGCCATCAAGAAGATGCGGGACCGGGTGTTCCGGGTGGGCGATCTGACCCTCCGTCTGGTGCAGGCGGGCACGTTTCGGCGCGCGGTCAAATGGCAGCTGAAGGTCTCGGAGCAACCGTCGCGGCCGCAATCGGGCGCGCGCGAGCCCGGCACGTGTGAACCTCGGGGTTCCGGTGTGAACCTCCAAAACCGAGGTTCACACAATCAAGTCATTGATCGGAATGGTAAATGTGAACCTTGTGAACCTTGTGAACCTCTCCCAACCCTTACGCACACGCGCGCGCACGCACATGCGAAGGATGATGCCGGAAAAGGTTCACAAGGTTCACAAGGTTCACAAAGCCCCGTGAAGTCAGAGCGTTGCGCGTGTGAACCTCGGTGTGAACCTCCCGCGGCAGGTTCCCGAGGTTCACCGATCCCCGATTGGCTGCGGGAGCTCGATCCATGAGCCCCGCATGCCCTGCCCATCACTCCATTGAGTAGCAAACCGGAAAGGAGCCCATCATGGCCCACGTATCTCTCACACCGACACCCATGAGCGCGCCGTTCCCCGGCGTGCCTGTCGTCCTCGCCCTCGATCTCGGCACAACCACTGGCTGGGCCCTGCGGGCGGTGGACGGTCTGATCACCAGCGGCACCGTGTCCTTCCGACCCAGCCGCTACGATGGCGGCGGCATGCGCTACCTGCGGTTCCGGGGCTGGCTCGACCAGCTCGCCCACGATGTCGGAGCGATCACCGCCATCCACTTCGAGGAGGTGCGCAGACACGTCGGCACGGATGCCGCGCATGTCTATGGCGGGCTGCTCGCCACACTGACGGCATGGGCGGAGACCGCGGGTATCGCCTATCAGGGCGTCCCGGTCGGCACCATCAAGCGCCATGCCACCGGCAAGGGCAACGCGAACAAGGACGCCATGATGGCGGCCGCCCGTGCGCGCGGCTTCTCGCCCGCCGACGACAACGAGGCTGACGCCATCGCGATCCTGCTCTGGGCGCTGGAGACCCGGGGAGGTGTGCAATGAGCGGTATGCGGTTTACGCCGAAGGGCTACGGCGGGCACCGCCGCAACCCCGACGAGGTCAAGCGCGACGGCTGGAAGGAACAGGGTCTGCTGGCCGTCGCCATCGACGACGACCGCCTGACCTGGCCCGAGCGCGAGCTGGTTCGCCAACTTGGCGAGAAGCTGTATGGCAAGCTCCCTGCGGTCCGGGAGGTTCGCCATGACTGAGTGGACCACATCGCAGGTGCAGGATCGGCTGGAACTCGCGGCGGGCGGGATGCGGCAGATGCCGGGCGTGATGCCGCAGGGCTTCTTCAACGCCTGGCCGGAGTATTTCCACAGCTTCGCCGACAAGGTCGGTCAGGAACCGCAGATGCGCCGGCCGAGGCCCAGCCCGCGTCAGATCACGCAGGCCGAAGAGGCGATGCTGTGGCTGCGCTGGCTGGAGAAGGACGATGCGCGTCTGGTCTGGGCCCGCGCGGACGGCATGGCATGGAAGCCGATCTGCTGGCAGTTCGGTCTGTCGCGCACCGCGGCGACCAAGCGCTGGCAGTACGGTCTGGCACTGATCACCTGGCGGCTGAACGGGCGCGTGCCGTCGCCCCGGCGGTCGCAGCAGTTCGTCATCGAGAACGCCAATTACCTGTCAAGGAAAATCGTCCTCTGAGGGAATTTTCGGGTGTACATCGCAGGCCCTTACACATTTCGTCGAGAGCGTTAGAAACGGGATATACTCGGGAGAGGAGCGCGCAGGCAGACGCCGCGCCGCTGGTTTCCGGGGTCCAGTAAGGGTCCAGCCGGGGTCCAATTGCCTAACCCATTGAATTCTTGGTTCCTTCTGGGCGACTTTCGTATGCTGGCGGGCGAAGCGCGCAATATCGCCAGCGACAGGGCCGGTTTTTTGGGAAGCCACCCCGGCGGGCATCCACCCGCGACCTGCTGAAAACCTAAACAAAACAAAGCTTTGGAACCGGACGCGTCCGGCGGCCGCTGGACCCTTTGCGGAGTCCAGGCTGGCTGCGGGTGTCCGGAGTCCAGGGGTCCACCCCATTGAGGCGAACCGAAATCATGACGCTCAGCTTTGCCCCGGACGCGATCGAGACCTGGCCGCTGGCCATGCTCCAGCCCTACGCGAAAAACGCGAAGGCGCATGGCGCAGACCAGGTCGCGAAGATCGCTGCCAGCATGGCGGAGTTCGGCTGGACGGTGCCCTGCCTGGTCGCGGACGACGGAGAACTGATTGCAGGCCATGGGCGGGTGCTGGCGGCGGCGCAGCTCGGGCTGACCGAAGCGCCGGTGATCGTGCTTGGGCATCTGACCGAGGCGCAGCGCCGGGCTTACCGGATCGCGGACAATAAGCTCACGGAACTCGGCACTTGGGATGAAGCTCTGTTGTCGGCGGAACTGAACGACCTGCTGGCCGATGATTACGACCTGTCGCTGGTCGGTTTTTCCGACGGCGAATTGGACAAACTGCTGGCTTACGTGCCGGAGGGGGACGGGGATGCTGGCGGCGGTGCCAACGTCCCGCCGGTGACCATCCCCGAGCCGCCGCGCAATCCAGCATCGCAAACGGGCGATCTCTGGATCCTTGGCGACCACCGTCTGCTGTGCGGTGACAGCACCAGCAACGACGATGTGCGTCGCCTGATGAACGGTGAGCGGGCGATCCTGTTCGCCACCGACCCCCCGTATCTCGTCGACTATGATGGCTCGAACCACCCAACGCGGAACAAGGACTGGTCGGCGTCCTATGGCACGACCTGGGATGACAGCAGCCAAGGTGCCGAACTCTACGACGGTTTCATCGCCGCTGCCGTCGCTGAGGCGGTTGCTGAAAACGCGGCATGGTATTGCTGGCACGCCTCTCGTCGCCAGGCGATGCTGGAGGCCTGCTGGGAAAAGGCCGGTGCCTTCGTTCACCAGCAGATCATCTGGGTGAAAGACCGCGGGGTCCTGACCCGGTCGCACTACCTCTGGAAACACGAGCCCTGCTTCATGGGCTGGCGCCGCCCAAACCGACCGCCGAAGGTCGCCGAGGAAACGCTGCCATCGACATGGGCGCTGCCGAGCTTCACCAAGGATGAGCGGCCCGACCATCCGACGCCGAAACCGCTCGACGCGTTCGGGATCCCGATGCGCCAGCATGTGGCGCGCGGCGGGCTTTGCTATGAGCCGTTCTGTGGTTCGGGTTCGCAGATCATGGCCGGCGAAGCCAACGGGCGGCGGGTGTTCGCGATGGAAATCAGCCCAGCATACATCGACATCGCCGCTGAACGTTGGCAGGCCGAAACCGGTCGCGACGCGATCCTTGACGGCGATGGCCGCACGTTTGCGCAGGTGAGAACCGAGCGGCTGGGCGACAATGCTGACGCCCCCGCCGATGCGCCCGACACTGACGCCGACCCAGAACCCGCCCGCAAACCCAAATCCGCCGCGTGACATGCATGACCTGGCTTTACATCCCTCCGGACGCGCTTCCGGAGCCGGAGACGCATGCCTCTTCGGCCTCTCCCTTTGTTCCGGCGCCGGCGGACTCGACCTCGGGCTTGCCATCGCCATCCCCGGATATCGTGCTGTGGGCCATGTCGAACGGGAAACCTTCGCCGCAGCCACTCTCGTGGCGCGGATGGAAGACGCGTCCCTGGATAGCGCGCCTGTCTGGGACGACGTTGGAACCTTCAACGGCGGCCCGTGGCGCGGCGCGGTGGACATCGTCACTGCGGGCTATCCGTGCCAGCCGTTCTCCGTCGCGGGCAAACGCCGGGGCGCGAATGACCCGCGCCACCTCTGGCCCCATGTCGCCCGCATCATCGGCGAGGTTGAGCCGTCGTTCGTGTTCCTCGAGAATGTCGCCCATCATCTCCGCCTCGGCTTCTCCGAAGTCGCCAGCGGACTGGTCTGTATGGGCTACCGCCTTGCGGCAGGCCTCTTTACTGCGGCGGAAGTCGGTGCGCCCCACAAGCGCGAGCGGCTGTTCATCCTCGCCATCCGCGAAGGCGACAAACTGGCCAACCCCGCGCGCCTGCTCTGGAACCCGGTCGAGTGGCGGCAATCGGACGGAACTGCTCCGGCTCTGGCCGACGCCGAGGGCCAGCGCCAACGAAAACCGGCAGACGAAACCAACGCCGTCGCAGGAGGCGGGCAAGCATGGAATGAACCTGGCGACGACGGCCGCGATGTGGCCCACGCCGCAGACCGACAGTTTCCGGAGCCGGGGCGGCGCGCGGAAAGACGAGAAGGGTCTGGACGGTATGGCGCGGGACTGGCCAACACCGATGGCCAACGACGGCTGCAAGCCGAGTTCCGGCAACCGCAAGACGGCCGATCTGACCCATGCCAGCCGAATGTGGATGACGCCGACGGCGCGGGATCACAAGGATGGGGCGACGACATTGGCGAACACGCCGGTGAATGGCCTGCTTGGCCGCCAGGTCCTGGTGACGCCGATGGTTGGGAGCGATACCTCCGATGTGCGCCGGACCTTGAACCCGCTGTTTGTCGAGGCGCTGATGGGCTGGCCCACCGGGTGGACCGGCTTCGCCTCTGTGGCAACGGCGTGGTCCCCTTGGTTGCGGCGCATGCGCTGCGAACTCTCGCGGCTGAACTGCTGGCCGATGGATGACG